ATATACACCATGGCCAAAATTCAATGATGCTACAACTGATGGTTTAGAGTGGAATACATTAACGGTTATTGGTGGAAGACCTGGTTCAGGTAAAACATTAATCAAAGATCAAATTGTTAGAGAGTCTTTTGCATTGAATCCCAATGATGCATTTAGAGTATTAGAGTTTCAATATGAGATGGTTGGTAGAACCTCAGCAATTAGAGAATTTTCTTCAGTCACCGGCAAAACTTATAAAGAGTTATGTAGTGCGGGAAGTTTAATTACTGCTGAAACACTTAATACTTGTCATCAATATGCTAAAGAAAGAGTAAAACATCCTGTAGATATTGTTAGTACTCCTATGACTGTAAATCAAATGCGTGAGCAAATTGATATGTATATGAATCAACACAAGGGAATAAAAACAATAATTACTTTGGATCACACTATGTTGGTTAAAAGAGCACCTTACCAAAATAATACATTAGATATGTTATTTGAATTGGGTGAGTTTTTTACACAATGTAAACGTGATTATCCTTGTTTATTTATTGCTTTATCACAACTTAATAGAAATATTGATAATCCTGAAAGAGCAATAGACGGTAAGTATGGTAATTACATTCTTGAGTCAGACATATTTGGTTCAGATGCAATGCTACAACACGCTGATACTTTAGTTGGTATCAACAGACCCGCAAAACAAAAGATTAGATTTTATGGCCCAGATAGATATATCATTGAAGATGATAAAACTATAGTACTACACTTTCTTAAAGCAAGGAATGGTGATACTAGAATGAGTTTTTTTAAAGCTAAGTTTGAATCAATGCAAATTGAAGAAATGGCTACACCAGCAGTTCAAGAAAGAAGATAATTTAAACAAAATACAATGTTAAATACTAAAAATATAAATAAAACAAAAGAAATGGCAATAACACCAGATCAACGTAAAACTAAAGTAAACGCTTTAAGAGAAGAGCATGAAGATTATTTCCAAACTAATGGAATAATCAATGCATTATATATCCCTAAAATGGCATACAGGCCAACTGGAAAAGATGAACTATATGTTAGTTTTTTTCCAAGTGAATTTGAAAAAGAAGAAAATATTTATACTGAATTTGTAAGTATCAATTATGATATTGAAGATCCAAAAAGAACATTATATCTTCACAAACATAATCCTCATTGGAAAGATGAATATGAATTAATTGAATCAAGTACAGGATTTATTAGACATCTTGTTCCAGCAAATGAATTAAAAGTGATAAATGATGTAACTAATAGAGGAAAACTTATTATAGACTTTGCAAATCCAAATTTGCCAGATCCTGATAAAAAAGAAGATCCAGGTTTAGTAGATGCTTTACTTGAAATCAATAAAACACTTAAATCAATTCAGTTAACATTAAATGGTATCCTTAATAAAAACAAATAAATATGGCACAAAGTGTATTAATCATTGCAGACTCAGGTACTGGTAAATCAACAGCTATCAGGCATTTAAATCCTGATGAGACATTTGTAATTAACATTGCAAACAAACCTTTACCTTTTAAAGGTTGGAAATCTATGTATTCTCAAATTACAAAAGAAAACCCAAAAGGAAACATTGCATCTTCTTCAACTGCAGCTGGCGTTATAAAAGCCATATTGCATGTGAATGAAAAAATGCCCCATATCAAAACACTTGTTGTTGATGATTGGCAATATATGAGTTCTTTTGAATATTTTGATAGAGCAAATGAAAAAGGTTATGAGAAATTTACTCAAATTGCAGCAAACTTAGCTCAAGTAGCTAAACTACCTAAAGATTTGAGAGATGATCTAACTATTTTCTTTTTAACTCATTCTGAGGATGCAACAGACATTAATGGAAATAGGAGAATTAAAGCAAAAACAATTGGTAAAATGATTGATAATGCATTAACTTTGGAAGGCTTATTTTCTATAGTTTTATTTGGTAAAGTAATTAAAAAAGATGATGGTGTTCTTCATTATGGTTTTGAAACTCAAAACAATGGAGAGAACACATGTAAATCACCCCAAGGAATGTTTGAGGAAAACTTCATCCCAAACAACCTGCAATTTGTAAAAGATTGCATCAAAAAATATGAAGAATAATAAACAACAATTAATTAAAAAAAACAATTATGTTAAGTACTAAAGACATGTCAGCCGCTTCAGGCAAAGAAAAACCAGTGATTGAAACAGGGAATCACAAAGTAAAAATCAATTCTATTAGTTTTGATAAAACTCCTTATGATGCTAATGCATATAACATTATGCTGCATATAGAAGGAGAACCAATGGGTGGTGAATTTCAAGGATTTTTAAAAGATACTGCTAAACCAGATGGTCCACGTTATGAAGGTCAAGTTGGAAGAGTTAGATATTCACCTTATCCATACAAAGACACTACTTTACCAAGTGGAAAAGAAATTAGTAGAGATACTGAAGTAATGAAAGCTATGATATTTTTAGCAGAAGCTTTGGGTAAAAGATCAGCTTTAGATGCTATTCAAGCAAATACAATTGAAGATTTTATGTTAAAATGTGATAAATTACTATCAGGTTCAACATATGTTAATGTTTGCCTTGGTGCCCGTGAATGGGAAAATACTGAAGGTTATATTAACAATGATCTTTTCTTGCCTAAATTAAGTAAAGAAGGTGTTAGTGTTGAAGCATTGGATGTTGTTAAATCAAAATTATTGATTTTTGATAGCAATAATGTTAATCATTTAAGAAAATTAGAGAAAAAAAATTCTCCAACTACAGATAAATTTGAACCTAGTTCAGTAAGTAGTGGAAATGATTTTGATTTATAATAATTAATATAAATATAGGGTCAGTATTTATTGCTGGCCCTATTTTTTTTTTACATTTTAAGTATGTTCAACACAAAAAACTTAGTATTAGAGGAAACAGAAGTACCAAGTTATTGGGTATTTCAATATTATTTAAATTTATCAGAACTTTTAACAGGACAGGATATAAAAATAAAATCTATTTTTAATTCAACTGAAAAAACACCAAGCTTTTGTATTTATGTAGATAAGTCTATAAGTCAATACAAATTTAAGGATTTCTCAACTGGTAAAAGTGGCTCTAAAATTGACCTTGTTAAATACATGTTTGATTTGGATTATAAAGATGCCGTCAGAAAAATAGTGGAGGATTATAACTTGCATGTGCAAACGTCAGATTTTGAACACGTATCTTTTAAAACCCATTCTAAATGGGAAATTGATTTTGTAAATACTAGACAATGGAATGAAAATGATGGTAAATATTGGTTAAGTTTTAGAATAGGATTAAATTTATTAACAGAATATAACATTAAACCAATTGAATACTATAATTTAATAAAAGAAGAAGATGGTGAAATTAAAAAATTAAAAATTGAAAGTAATTTTATATATGGTTATTTTGATAAAGATAATGAGTTGTTTAAAATATATCAACCATTGAGTAAACATAAATTTCATATAGTAAAACCATATCTTCAAGGTTTTGATCAATTATCTTACACTCAACCATATCTAGTTATTTGTTCATCATTAAAAGATGCTTTGTGTCTCAAAAACATTGGTTATAATTTAGAAGTATTAGCACCAGACAGTGAAAATACTATTATTAAACCTCATATTATTGAGTATTTAAAGAAAAAATATAAAAAAATAATCACACTATTTGATAATGATGCAGCAGGAAGTTTAGCAATTAATAAATATCATAAATTATATAATTTAGATGGATTTGCTTTACCACTATGCAAAGATATTAGTGATGCTATTAAAGAACATGGCTTTGATATAGTACATAAAACAATAAAACCCATGCTTAAAGAAATTTTAAACAAATAAAAAAATGAAATGGTTTATACCGGGCTCAGTCCCAAGTAGTAAAAATGGTAGAAGATGGACTGGTAAATATTTTATAGCAAGTAAAACTGTTGTAAACTATAGAAAAACAGCTAAAGATTATTATGCAAAGTATGCAAATGAATTTAAAGCTGAATTAGCTAAACATCAACAACCTGTAAGTATTCAATTTACATTTATCAGAGGCACCAAACATAAATTTGATTATATCAATCCAGCACAAACAGTGCAAGATGATATGGTTACATTTGGTTGGATTGAAGATGATAATGCTGATTGCATAT